CAAGGCAATAAATCTATCGGCGGCGAAGAAGAAGTATATCCTAATGTAGCCCTTCAAGAAACTATGTTAAATAATCTATATCATAGCCTATCAGAAGATAATAAAGCCACATTCATGGAAAAATTAAGAACAGAAGATGGATTGACAGAGCTTCTTCAGTTTGCACAAGAACAGGGGTTATGAGATATGGCTGGAATAATTAAGCCTTTAGGTTTGTCTACCTCATGTAATACTACTAATATTTCTACGTTTGGTGGATCTAAATTAGTTAGATTAACTAATTCTGTAGCACTTACTTCTAGCCATACTGTCACTAGTAAAACTCCAGCCACATTCAATGCTAATACAAATGTAGATTCAACGACTGATTTTATTACAATATCAAATCATATCTTTAAAGATCTTGATGCAGTTGTATATTCGATAGACTCAGGCAATACTGCATTGACGGGCCTAACAAACGGGACGACATATTTTGTTACCGCATCTAACACTGCGGGAATTAAATTGGCTTCTAATACTCTAAATGCTACAAATGGTACCGCCAATAATATAACAAAGGGTTTGACTGAATCTGGCCATAATTTAAATCGTACAAATTATTCTATCGTTGTGACAGGTGGACAGTCTATTATCTTAGAAAAAAATACTATCGATACTCTATCTTCAACAGATGCTACTGCTACGCAATTGCTTGGCACTGCAATAGCTTATAAGAATTGATATGGACAGCGCAATTTTTAAACCATTAGGATCGTCAATAACAGTCTCGTCGGCTGTGAATTCTAATTTTAACGGCAATAAACTTGTGCGTTTAACTCACACAGGAGCAGTTACTACAAATCATATTATAACCTGTAAATTGGCATCTGATAGTTCTACTAAATGGTCGATAGCATTAACTGGCGGTCAGGATATTATATTAGAAAAAGACGCAACTGATACAATAACATCTAACGATGCTGGTGCAACAGTCACGGGCGTAGCTGTAGCTTATAGGAACTAATTAAATGAAACTCATCACAGAAGTAACAGAACAAGTCAAATACATCACAGAAGAAGGTTCTGAAGGCGGCAAGAGCCTCTATATCGTGGGTCCTTTCCTTCAAGGCAATGTGACTAATCGTAACAAGAGATATTATGACTCAAGCATCTTGGAAAAAGAAGTCAACAGATATGTCAAAGAAAACGTTGACAAAGGCAGAGCATACGGCGAATTGGGTCATCCATCAGGTCCTTCTATAAATCTAGAAAGAGTCTGCATGATGATCAAATCTCTCCATAGAGAAGGTGATAGTTTTATCGGAAAAGCAAAGATCACTGATACTCCGTACGGAAATATCGTTCGGAGCCTGATCGCTGAAGGTGCCGTATTGGGTGTATCTTCTAGAGGTATGGGTTCATTAGTAGAGAAAAATGGTGTCAATCATGTACAGGATGATTTTTATCTCGCTACAGCAGCAGATGTCGTAGCAGATCCATCAGCGCCGGACGCATTTGTCAACGGTGTGATGGAAGGTGTGGAATGGGTATGGAATAACGGCGTTCTTAAAGCCAAAGAATTGGAGATCGCTAAGAAACATATCGATGAGGCTGCTCGTAAAGTTTCTAAGAAAGAACTTGAAGAAGCAAAGATTAGAGTATTCAACCATTTTCTTTCAAATATATAATTTTATAAATATTTAAAATAAATCAAGGAGTATCATAATGTCTGAACACGATATCAATCAAAACGAAGATGAAGTAAATGTGCTTGATGAAGCTGATGCAGCATCAAACATGGCCACTATCGCTTCAAAGCCAACCGGAATCTCACGTTCCGATCTAATCTCAAAGATGGTTGCTTATGCATCATCTCTAGATAAAGAAACACTGGCACAAGCAGCAGAGACTATTGGAATGTCACCAGATGACATCTACAATAACAATGCACACCTTGCTACTGGAGACAATTCTGTAAAGAACAAAGCTTCTATTAATTCTTCTAATGCTGCGGCTGCCATGCCAATGACCTCAGTAAAAGAAGACCTTGAATTGCTATTTGGAGATTCAACTGATCTTTCAGAGGACTTCAAACTCAAGATTAATACGCTCTTTGAAGCAGCAGTTTCAACAAGAGTTTCTATCGAAACAACAAAACTAGAAGAATCTTTTGAAGAAGCAGCTTCAGAGCTTCAGACCAAATTCGAAACAGATCTAGAAGAATCCGTAGAAAAGATTCAAAGTGAAATGTTAGAAAACGTAGATAATTATATTAACTACGCAGTAGCAGAATGGATCTCAGAAAATAAGCTCGCAATCGAGTCTGGCATCAGAACAGAAATTGCTGAATCTTTCATGCTAAACCTTAAAAATGTTTTTGAACAACATTATATCGATATTCCAGAAGACAAAGTAGACGTCGTAGAATCAATGGCAGCTGAACTCGAAGAGATCAAGTCACGCCTCAATGAGACTACAGAGAAAAATATTGAGCTTTCTAAGGTCGTAAACCAGAAGGAAGTCGAAGATATCACTACTACTTTTGCTGAAGGAATGACTGACACTCAGAAGGATAAGTTCGTCAAGCTGACTGAATCTATTAACTATTCTGATTCAGCTGAATTTCGTAAGAAAGTTTCAATCATCAAAGAAACATACTTCCCTACAAAGAGCGAAGTAAAGGTTACTGAGGATCAGCTTCTTAACGAGAGCGTAGAAGAGCCAGAAAAGACTCCTTACGTTGATCCATCGATGAATAACTATGTTGCTTCAATTTCTAGAACTCTTAAAAAGTAATCTATTATAAATAAAATTACATAAACTCTAAAAGGAGATACAAATGATCGGTTTTAATGAAGAATTAATCTCAAAGTGGAAGCCAGTTCTTGAGCATGGTGATCTTCCAAAAATCACTGATGCACATCGTCGTAATGTGACTGCTACTCTACTTGAGAACACAGAAAAGGCAATCAGAGAAGCTGGCGGCGGGTTTGGCCAACAATCACTTCTCGAAGTTGCAACCAACTCAGTTGGCGCAAGTGGTTATACTGGAGCAGGCAGCACCGGCGTTGCTGGTTATGATCCAATCCTAATCTCACTCATCCGTCGTGCGATGCCTAACCTAGTTGCTTATGATATCTGCGGCGTTCAGCCAATGACTGGTCCAACTGGACTTATTTTTGCAATGAGAGCTAACTATGCTAACTCAACTGCCAAGGGTACAGAAGCATTCTACGACGAAGCAGACACAATGAAGTCCACTGATCAGTTCAACGGTGTTGGTGTTGCTACAATCGGCGGCAACAATGTTGGTACATCTCCAACAGGTTCTGCTTCAACATATAACTTCAAGGGCGCCATGGGAACTGACGTTTCTGAAGCACTTGGTGTCGGAGCCGATTCCTTCCCAGAAATGGCCTTCTCAATCGATAAGGTTACTGTTTCTGCTAAGTCACGTGCGCTAAAAGCAGAATACACCATGGAACTTGCTCAGGATCTCAAGGCTGTTCACGGTCTGGATGCTGAAACAGAACTTGCTAACATCCTACAGACTGAAATCCTTGCAGAAATCAATCGTGAGGTTGTTCGTACAATCAACCTTTCAGCAGTTGCAGGTGCCGCTACTGGTACAACAACTGCTGGTACATTCGACCTTGATACCGACTCAAACGGCCGTTGGTCAGTTGAGAAGTTCAAGGGTCTTATGTTCCATCTGGAAAGAGAAGCCAATCAAATTTCCAAAGACACTCGTCGTGGAAAAGGTAATATCGTAATCTGTTCTTCAGACGTTGCATCTGCTCTTCAGATGGCTGGTGTACTTGATTACACACCTGCTCTTAACTCAAACAACATGCAAGTTGATGATACAGGCAACACATTCGCTGGTGTACTAAACGGCCGTTTCCGTGTTTACATCGATCCATATACCACAGGCAACTATATGACTGTTGGTTATAAGGGTGCTAATGCATTCGACGCTGGTATCTTCTACTGCCCATACGTTCCGCTTCAGATGGTTCGTGCGGTTGGCCAAGATACATTCCAGCCAAAGATTGGATTCAAGACACGTTACGGAATGGTAGCAAATCCATTCGCACGTAGCGTTGTAGGAACTCCAAACGTTTCTGACGGTGCAATCACTGTTGGTACAAACGCTTACTATCGCAGAGTGCTTATCACTAACATCATGTAATA